CTAGTATGTTACCACCATCATTTAATTCTAGTATGCCTGCAACTTCTGCTCATATTCAAGGTGGAGGAGCAAATGATTTGATTGCATTAGATGATCCAAATTTTTTTTTTTAAAAAATAAAAATCACGAATTAATTGGAGGTGGTGGTCGTGTTATTCCAAATTTTCACGGTGATATAAATACACCATTTAAAACTAAAGAAGAATATAGTGCTAGATCTGTTCATGCAAAAGATAAACAAAAAATGGATGCAGTACATGAACGTATTTTTCCACCTGCACCTCCTCCCCAACCAATGATGCAAATGACAATGATGGACAGTGCATTAGGTCAAGCTAAACCTGCTCCAAAGCCACCAGCCTATATTTATCCTGCTACATCTGTACCAATTCCCCATCCTAATAATCCTGTTGCATCAACATATATGATTCCATGGGAACATAATCAATTAAATGTTCCTACTATAAAAAAATATAATATTACAATGCAAGGTATGGATGGAAATCTCACATCTGCTAGTCAATTATTCGAAGATATTTTACCAGAATCAAATATTGCTTTAAATAGAATGACAACTTTAGGTGAACGTACTATACTTCATTCATATATTCGTTCCATTCTTTTGAAACGAGGTGATGGTGAAGAAATTGCTTTTAATGATAAAAAACCCGAATTGATCAATCTATTATCTTATATGAAAATGTTAGAAATAAATCCATACCATTTTTCACGCATATCTAACAATGCTTATAAAACAATGGCTGATAATTTTGTAATGTTTAGATCATGCTATCCTATTAGATTAAATAAAAAATCCAATAATTTAACTTGTGCTGGTGATAATATTGGTGCAAATGTTCGTGTATATTCAATGTCTGTATACGATGAATTGGCAAATAGCATTAATAAAGATGGTATTGTTAAAATATTCTCTGATGTTTGGAGAGAAATATTATTTTATACTTTTATTCGTGAAGAAATATTAAAAAAGAAAATTTGTCCTCATTTTCCATTTATGCATTCATATTATATTACTGAAAATACAGGTATTGATTTTGATAAAGCTAAAGCAATTAAATCTACTACTGATATTACTAACGATACATTTGCTGCTAGAAATGAAAAGATTGCCAGTAATTTATTTAAGGATACTATCACAAGCATGATCACACAATCAAGAGGTAATGTGATCAATATAAATGTAAATAAATTAGAAAAATATTCCAATCCTGAAATATTTAATTTTGCTAAGAAGAAAAATATTAGATTGAAAAATAGAAGTACAATCATAGCAGATGATGATGAATATGATATTAATCGTAGATCTGACAAATGTATTGTTGCCATAACTGAAGCACCTGATATGAATATTATAGATTGGTCTACCAGAACATATATTATTGAAGATGGACCTATTAGAAGACAAATTAATAGTGGTGTTCATTCTGTTTTAACATGGAAAAGTATATTATTTCAAATGATGATGGCTTTTTATACAATGGAACAAAAACGATTTGTCATTAGAGATTTTAGTTGGGAACGAAATATATTTATTAAATCATTTAGTGATACTGGTGCTATTGGTTATTGGAAATATAAATTAAAAGGAGTTGATTTTTATATACCTAATATGAAAGCATTAGTAATATTCGATTCATGTTTTGATAAAGTGGATGGTGGATATACCGATACTGGCGGTGGTATTTTGGCAGGATTTAAGTTTAAAACAATGGGTGAATTTTATAAGGATACTGATCAATTACAATTAAATGGTTTTACCATTAATCCTATGGCTGAAAATGCACGTATTGATGAGGAATTGATAAACTGTTTTAGGGCAATTTTTAATCGCAATCAATTAAATACTACATTTAGATTATATGGCGGAACACCACCGGATGCCGAAATCATGACTTTAATAGAACAAATTGGTGACGAAAATTATAGAGATTATAAGAGAACTGGTGCAGGCGAAACACTATTAATTGATATTATTATTAAATATTTTGGATGTTTTATGCATAATAAAATTGGATTAATGGTTGAACAAGTAGATAAGCAGCAATTATTTACACCCGGTGAATTTATTGATAGATGTAACACTGGAGATTTAATTGGATATAATGGCGATGCCGCATATGATATATATTATTGGGGTATTTATATTAGACGTGATAATGCTAATAACCATAATATATTGACTCTCGACAATGGAAATTATGTTACTAGACAAGTTCCTGGACCAGATATTAGCCGTGTTCATGGAACTATTGCACAAATTTTTAAACCCGATCATAAATTAACTTCATCAGACGAATTATTAGAAATATATAATGTTTCTTATTAAATATTGTATTAGTAAATTTTAACTAAAATTTACTAATTGTACCATTAAATGATTGTTATTTTTATCAATCAGAAATTAAACCACCATAATATGTTCTTAAAACTTGTGTATTACCTTCTTCGTCATCTGATTCTATATCTACATCTAGTGCATCTTTTTGTTCATTAGCAGTATATGCATCTTCTTTCATTTCATTTATATCTTCTTCGGTCATATCACTAAATACTTCTTTTTCATTGATTTCTATTTTAGTATAAATATTCGATTCCATTAATACAAAACGTTGTACATCTGTAAATGCAGTAATATATTCTCGTTTATTATGATTATTAAATTCTTGATTTATTATATCACTCATCATTGAAATAATAGTTATTTTATCATGCTTATTATCATTTATCTTGATAAAATCATTAATTTCGTCACAAATATACATTACCAATTTTTGATCAACATTTAATAATTTCACTAAATTACCAACATGTAAATATTCTTTTTCAAATGTTATTTTAACATTTGGATCAAGTTTTGTTAAATATACAGAATCAATTATTTCATTTATATTATTGAATATTTTCAAACTATTTTTTTTAATATTTAACTCCTTAAATTTTCCATGATATTTTCTAGCAATATATTCTGTTCGAGATCTTTTTATAGGAGAAATCATTTGATAGATAATTCTTTGTATATTAATCAATGTGTTCTTTAAATTTCTCACTCTTTTTCTAATAATGTCTGATACAAACGATGCCAATTTGGTATGTGGTGTAAGAAGATCTGTACCAATTATTTCTTGCAAATCTTTACTCAATGCATTATTAATTTTTTCATAACCCAAATATAACAATTTGTTCTTAATAGAATAAGTTGGCATTAATCCTTTATTAGAACCTAAAATAGTTATATAATCTTTTCCATCTTTATATCCCATGTAATTGTATGTTTGAGCATTATAGAACATGTAAATATTCTTTTCTTTGATAAAATAATAATAAACATTGATGTTAAAATATGGATCGTTTTTCTTGAATATAATTTTATTGTCTGATTCTATAAATGTCATAACCTTTTCTATTGAATTACCACGATGATCATGATCAATAGTATAAACATTGGATCGTAAAAATAATTTATTTCCTAATTTAACATTACTGCCAATTATATCTTCCCAACCTTTAATAGTTTTTTCAATATGTTCATATAAATCACTTTCATTATTTTCAATATTATTTACAATATGTTCTTTATATTTTCGGGTATTAAATTGATGTATATTTTTCTTAGTATTCTGTTTTTTGGATGATATTTTTGTTCGTAATATATCATACTCTTTTTTACTATAAACTTGTAATGGTTTCAATGTATTTCTAAATTTGGTCATTCTTAATTCTGGAGGATTATGTGGCCATGTATATATACCAAATTCATCTTTTTCAAAATAAGGTTTTAATAATATTTCCTTTTCTACAGTTGTTTTGAAAATGATTTTATTATTTCCTAGAACAGAAATCTTTTTATTAATTGATTCTTTTATTGTATCAATAATTGATTCTGATGCATTATTTGAATATAATTCACGCAATTTAGTAAAAAACTTTACTCCAAACGCCTCGTAAGTAAAATGTTTATCAGGTTTACTATTTGTTTCTAAAATATTATTCAATAAATCTATTACTGTATGTATAACCGCCTTTTGATCTGTTGCATTTGAAATATTCTTTTTATCAGTATTTTCACCAAACCACATATTATATTTAACCACTATGCCAGATAAAATGAATAATACATAACATAATAATTTGTAGTTTTTAATCAATGATATATCATTACTAGAATTAATACGTATATAAATATTATTAAACAAATTAAAACCAATTTTATCAAATATATAATAATTTAACATTTTTTCATTAGGGAACATTTCAATAACATTTTCCGTCATTTCATTTAATAATAAAAGCACCATATACACAACAATGTTATTAAGCTTTGGTTTTTTATATTTATCAACTTCTTTGGATGAAAATGTAAATATTTCATTTTTCAATTCGAAGAAAAAGAATTGTGTTATTTGAGCTGATATACCATATTTCTTCTCTGACTCATGTACTCTCTGTTTTCTCTCAACACCATCCATTTTATTCATTAAATTAAATTGCATACCAATAAAATCAATCAATGTTTTTGTAATTTCTTGACGTCGTAATTTAATACTTGGGTTAGAACCTATAAAATAATTAAGACCAATAGATCCAGCAATCTTTTCAAGTATTTTTTCTATATTTTTGATCGAAACACTATATTTTTCATATTCTGAAATATTTTCTAACGCTGTATGTAATGACATTGTCATAGTGATTCCTTCTTCGGTTGTCGATTTCCAATCAGATAAATATCTTTTTAAATTAATTATTTCAGAACATGATTTACAAATAAGTTCTTTTTCTAAATTTTCCATAGCATATTCTTTAATAAATAAATGTAATTTATTATTAAAATGATTAGGATGTTTAATTCGTAATCTTCTAATTCTATCCCATGTTATTAAATGCTGACATTGTGAATTTTCATAAACATCTATAATATCATCAACTATAGTTTCTTTAGATACAATCATTAATTGATCGCGTTTCAATGATTTTTTATCTTTGATTTTTACAATGGGAACCAATTTACTTGATATGCCCGGAATGTAATCTTGTTTTAAATCATATTCATCAATATGACTAGTAGATTTTTTCAAAAATAAATATTCATATACTTTACTTTTATTGTATTCCGTCAGGGGAATAAGCTGTTTTTCCAAATGATTCACATATTTTAAAGCGTCATGAAAATTAGTGAAAGTATATTGATTCAACATATTTATAATATGTTCATATGTCATTTCAGATATTTCATCATAGATATAACCCATTATAAACTTAAAATATTCATCCTGTGAAAAGTTTTCTACTTCATGAAATTTCTTCATTGTATCTTTGGATTTATCAAAAATCCAATATAATATATCGTTTGATTTTGAATTCATTATAAGTTGATTTTTTAGTACCTTAATCGTATTGCATATATTATTATTCTTTTTGTTCGATATGTTTTCTAATGAATTAATTACAGAACACAAGTATGATTTTTTACCCAAGCTAGTAGGTAATGCCAAGCCGACTACATTACTATAATTATAGGTAGTCATCATTCTCCAATCAATATTATTTGATTTAGCAAAATCATATTTTTCATCATTCAAAAATTCAATATTTGAATATCTAATAGCTTCAACAGGTTTAGTATTATTAAATGCAAAACCATTCTTTTTAAAATCTCTGAAATTTTGATATGGATACTTTTTAA